TGAGAGCCAAATGCCCCAGCCAATGCACCTGCCAATGTCAAAAAACTTAAAATATCAATAATGAGGTTTGATTATGGAAAAAAATAAAAAAGTCATAACGACAAAAGATAAGAAACAAGCGATAAAGAAAGATTACTCTAAAAATATAACCTACTCTACAAGCAAAAATGAAAGGGTTGATTTACTGGATATTGTTGAGATGTATTTGTGCAAATCATGTATTAAGCTATAAGGTGCTGACAAAAAATATAAGGTGCGGTAAAATACAGGTGGTAGAAGAAAACTCCTTAATGACTGTTTGCCCAAATATAATTTAAGGAGGATTCACAATGGATAACTACGCTTGTATGTATCTTCGTCTATCAAGAGAAGACGGAGACAGCTATGAGAGCAATTCTATTTCAAATCAAAGACAAATAATCAAGACCTATGCAAAGGAAAATGACTTTAAGATAATCCGTGAATATGTAGATGACGGCTTTTCAGGTTCAAATTTTGAACGACCGGATTTTAAAAATATGATAGCAGACCTAAAAGATGGAAAGTTCAAAACAATCATAGTAAAAGACCTCTCACGATTTGGCAGAGATTATATTGAGTCGGGCAAGTATTTGCAAAAGATATTCCCTGAAAAAGGTATTCGCTTTATTTCCATAAATGACAATTATGACAGTGAAAATGCCGATGTAAGCGACACACATCTGATACTTCCTATTAGAAATTTTATCAATGACAGTTATTGTAGAGATATCTCTATGAAAGTGAAATCATCTAAGGAAGTAAAAAGAAAAAACGGCGAATTTATAGGAGCATTTGCACCTTTCGGCTATAAGAAAGATGATAAAAATAAACATCAGCTCGTGGTAGATAAGGAAGTATCACATATAATAGAGCGGATTTTTGATATGAAAATTGAGGGATATTCATCAAAAGCCATAGCAGATTTTCTAAACAGTATAGGGACAGTTACACCGGCAAAGCACAAAGAAAATAACGGAGATAATTTTAATACCGGATTTACAGTCAAAAATGCAATGTGGGATGCAAAAATGGTAAACAGAGTTATTTCCAATAAAGTCTATATAGGTGTTTTGGAGCAGGGAAAAACTGTAAAACTCAATTACAAGTCCAAAAAAGAAATAGATGTGTCAAAAGATGACTGGATAACAATAGAAAATGCTCATAAGGCTATAATATCAAAGACAATATTTGCACTGGCGAACAAGATGCTTCTTCGTGATGTAAAAGGAACTAAGGACATACCAAGTATCTTATCGGGAATGCTATTTTGTAAAGATTGTAAAAGTCCTATGGTTAGGAGAAAGGTAAAATCACAAGACGGCTACAATATCTTTTATATATGCTCTGAGTACAATCATAACGGAAAGTGCAGCAGACACAGTATAAAGGAAGACTATGTCGTAGGTGCCGCCATTCATGCACTTAATGATTACCTGTCAAGGTACAATGACTTATTGAAAAAAGTAAGCAAAATTGACATTACGGAATTTACATTTGATGTTGATTTTAAACATTTAAACTCTGAAAAAAGAAAGTATGAGAGATTAAGGCAATCTCTATATACAGATTTGGAAGAAGAGCTTATTACAACAGAAGAATTTGAAAAGTTCAGAGGGAATTACCTTATCAAGATTAGGGAGATTGAAAAGCAGATTATTACAAAGCAAAAAATAATAGAAGAATTAAAAACAAACTTAAGTGATAGGCGTAATAATGCTTTACCAATAATACCTGATAATGAAGGAAACGAGCTGAGCAGACTATCCTTAGTATCTTTTGTTGACAGTATTCAAATCGGAGAAGACAGTGCAATAAATTTTGTTTTTAATAATATCGAAACGATGAATTTGTTACAGGCTATTGTAGATAGTGAAAACATTGAAGACAAAAAAGATGTTAATACAAATCTCATATCTATTAGTAAGCTTGTAGGAGAGCATTTGGAAAATAATACTCAAAAATCTGCAATGGGAGGTGTTTGTTAATGGCAAGGACTTCCAAAAGATATGCATCAAATAAAGATGAACAGGCGGAGAAAGTATTTTATAAGGCCGGAATATACACAAGACTGTCAAGTGAAAGGAAAGAACAGTGGCGTGAGAAGTCATCTTCAATAGAAACACAGATACTTTGTTGTAAGGAATATGCACTTAAAGAAAATATCAAGGTTTTAAATACCTACACTGATTATGAATATTCCGGCACAAATTTTGAAAGACCGGGATTTCAAGAAATGATGAGGGGTATCAAGGAACGAAAGATAAACTGCATTATCATAAGAGATTTATCAAGGCTTGGAAGAGAATATCTTGAAATGGGAAGACTTATAGATAAGGTATTTCCTTTTTTGGGAGTAAGATTCATATCAGTTGATGACAAAGTGGATACCGTTAAGGATTTGGATTTTAAAAAGTCCTTTGAGGTTACACTCAAAAACATAGTCAACGATATGTATGCCAAAGATATTTCTGTAAAGATAAAAACAAGTAAACATAACAGAGCAAGGAACGGATATTTCATAGGTTCTGTTCCCCCATTCGGATATAAGGTGGTGAAATTAAAAGAGGGACAAAAACTTGAAGTCGACGAAAATGTAAGTTTTATAGTTAAGGAGATATTCAAGCTTTCATTAGAGGGGAAAAGCCAGTATGATGTTACAAAATATCTGAATAAAAAAGGTTACACAACTGCAATGACCTATTACAAGACCGGCAGATTATATAGAGAAGAAGGCGATTTTGAATGGAATGTGGGTACTGTATCAAAACTTCTCACAAATGTGGTCTATACCGGAAAATTGATACAAGGCATAATGCAACAGAATTTAGCAAAAGGAGTAAAACAACACCATGTAGATGAAAAAGATTACATTATTGCTGAAAATGCTCACGAAGCCATTATTTCAAAAGAAGATTATGAAAAATTGCAAAGAGTTAGGAAAGAGAGAAAAGCCAATCATTATTTCAGCTACCCTGTTCATGATTTTGAAAGAGATTATGAGAATAGGTTCAAGGGTTTGGTTATCAACAATGAAACGGGGAAATCACTCTTTAGAAGAACAAGGATCTACGGTAAAAACCATGATAGATTATGCTACCTTTTTCAAAATGATACTCGCACTGGCTCAATTAATCCCGAAAAGAAAGTGTTTATTATGGAAAAAGATTTGGACAAGGCTTTATCTGAAAAAGTATCCGAGTTTATTACTAAGGCAGTGAGCAAAAAAAGTCTTGTGGACAAGGTAGAAAGCAGATTTGATAAAAGTATTTTAAGTTGTAATAAAGCCAGTTATAAATACAAGGCAAAGATTGAAAAAGAAGAAATAGGAGTACAAAAAGCCTATGAAGAATATAGCTTAGGTAAGCTCGACAGAGAAGAATATTCTTTAAAAAGAGAAATAGCACTTAGCCACATAGACACAATTAACAATGAAGTTGTTGCCATTGAAAATATTGTAAGCGATCTTAAAAAAGAAAAACAGAAAGCCGTTAAGTGGATTAATGATGTGTTTTCAGCAAAAATGATAGAAAAACTTCCAAGTGATTTAATTCACGGTCTTGTGGAAAAAATAATCGTCTATGGGAAGCATAACTTTGAAATCATCTTTAAATTCAATATGGATAAACTGACAGGAGGTGCTAATAATGAGTAAGATTGCATTATACATCAGACTATCTGTTGAAGATCAAGTGAAAAAAGACGAGAGTGAAAGTATTATAAATCAAAGATGCTATATCAATGATTTCCTTGATAGAAATGTTGAATTTAAGGGCTTTTCTAAAGAAGAATATGTTGATGACGGATATACAGGCACAAATGAAAAAAGACCGGCTTTTCAAAGAATGCTTGAAGAGGTAAAGCAAGGAAAGATTAATGCGATTATTGTAAAAGACTTGTCGAGATTTATGAGAGATTATATTGCCCTTGGAGATTATCTTGAAAATATATTTCCTTTTCTCGGTATAAGGTTTATCGCTATTAATGACGGGTATGACAGTTTCAAAGAAAAAGGAAACGGTACAGACCTTGATATTCAGTTTAAAGGTCTTTTGTATGACTTTTACACAAAAGATATTTCGCAAAAGGTTAAGACGGTTACAACTCAGCTGAAGAACCAAGGCAAGTTTCTTGCTTGGAGTCCCCCGCTTGGCTATATGAAAGATCCGAATGATAAACACAAAATCATTATTGATAAAAAAACCTCTTGGATAGTAAGAAAAGTATTTGATTTGGCACTTAAAGGTCTTTCGACAAGGAAGATTGCAACAGTTATGAATGCTGAAAATATACCTACACCTAACGAGAGAAAAAAAGAACTTACCAATATGGACTATGAATATGTGATAGTGTCATCTAAAAACAGAAATAATCCCACATGGACAAACGGGACTGTAACGGATATATTAGCCAATGAAAACTATACGGGAACTTATGTCTTTAATATGCAGGAAAAGTCCGTGGTAACTCCTGGGAGCTTTAAATTCAATCCGAAAGATGAATGGGGACGAGTATACAACCACCATGAAGCCATTGTTACACAAGAAGAATTTGATGAAGTTCAACATATCAAGAAAATTAACATATTTATGAAAGGTAAGAATACTGACTATGAGTGGAGAAAAAAATCCCCGCTACAGGGTTTTGTAAGATGCCCTACTTGCAACCATATCTTAGGCTGTGTGCAAAGTAAGAGAAAAAGACTTGACGGCAGTATAAGGGTTCATAGCTATTTTTCTTGTAGAATCTGCAAGTGCAATAATGTAGAACACAAAAATTCAAGAGTTGATAAATTGGAAGAACAGGTCTTTGCTCTTATTAAAGGAAAGTATGGTGAAGTCGAAACAAAGCCTGAAGATAAAATATCCGCTAAAGATTTGGAAAAGAAGATAGAAAAGCTTCAACTAAAGAAAATGTCGGATTTTGAAAGATATAAGCTTGGTAAGATGACAAAAGACAAATTCATTCAAAGTAAAGAACAGACTGACAAAGAAATTGAAATAATCAAAGATAAGATAAAACTCTTATCTCAAAAAAAAGAAACCATACAAAGCGATAAACTGACACGAGAACTTATGGAAAAGTATGTTAAAGCTGCTATCTGTGAGGGGAATGAAGTCAAGGAAATCATATGGAGGTAATGACTTTATGGAGTGAGAAATCACTTCCTTTTGTTATGTTTTGAGTGAAATATGGGCAATTTTCTGTAAAAAATAACTGCATTTCCTAATATGTGGTATAATGAAGAGTAAAATTAAAATGCTATGAAATCATAGAAAGGAAACCGGAATTTGCCATTAAATAAATTTATCACCAACTTGACACGAGAGGGATAGCCGGCATCCCCTAACCGTAACCGGCGGAACGGAAGGCGTAGACTATGAATGGAGAAATTATGGCTATAGTGATAGGGGCAAAAAGCCACATTTTATGCAGGTTCTTCATATTTTGACCTCGACACCGCTGATAATTGAGGGGGATACAAGGCAGTTTCAGGCAGATGGTGCCCCTTCCGGTATAAAAGGGGGAGCCATTGTAATACAGGAGGGAGTAGAAGCTAATATAACCTTAAAAAATACCAATATACTGTCTCCCATACCGGAGATTCCCCCAATGGCTATTATGCCAAAGGCTAAGTGCTATCTTACGCTTGAGGGAGATAACACTATGAGCCCAAGAGTTGGAACCAATGCTGCAGGGTCTTGGACAACCCCTGCTATATGGGTTCCGAAAACCGAATATAAGGCGTCTCTTATTGTTACAGAAGCAAGTACCGGTACGCTGACAGCGACTTCGTCTCGTGAACACGCCGTTATCGGAAGCTGGCAAGAGAAAGATGCGGGAGATATTACCATCAATGGCGGAACATTAAAACTAAAGAATGAGGGAAAAAATGCTGAAAGAGCTATGTCCGGACCATGTATCGGTGCAGGCAGAGCTTTTGGAGAGATTACAATACACGGCGGGAGAATAGAGGCGGAATGTCTACAAAGTGCGCCGATCGGAAGGGCTGGTAAT